CTTAGCCAAGATAACCTCTGGAAATAATGTGCGTGGATTCCATCACTACTTATTAAAATCTTCATTCTTTAAATCTTTCATGCAATCTATTTCGAGTATTGAAATTTTTTCAGGTTCGATAATTTTTATGTTTCCGCCCTTATCTATTATAAGGTTTAAGACCTCAAAAGTCAACATATTTTTTATTTCTTCTGAATTTTTTGTGAGAAGCTGCCTTAGTATTGTGAGTTCTTTCCCTCTTAGATGGACTATCTGGCACCATTTTAACTCTAAACCATGAGAGAATATGGTCACCCTGTCCTTGACATTTGTCACGCCGACTTCTCTATCTTTCATAGCTGTCTTAGAGGCAATAATAAATGACTTAGAATAATCTAGACCTTCCAAAACTTCCGCATCAAAGTAAAGGTCTCCATGGAACAAAAGTATATCGTCTGTTTCACAGTTATTCACAATCAGTCTCATTGTTTCTGCAGACCCAGTATTCTCATATAATTGATTTTCAACATACCTAACTTCAGTACCAAGCTTCTTAATTATTTTATCTGCCGCCACACCAAGACCAACGATAATTTTGGGTGAAGCAAAAATGTTTTTAATTAAAGATATTTGATGCTCAAGTAAAGTACATCCACCAACCTTTAAAAGGCATCTAGGCTCATTAGATTTAATCCTGTTGCCAATTCCAGCGGAAATTATGCCAACAGATGTAATCAAATTATCTTTTTTAATTTTTTGAATGAATCTGTTCATTGCGCTTTCTTATTTTTTGTGCATTATCTTGGAAAATTTCTGCCGTCATCTTCATTGATTGATTCATGCCTGTTTCCTTTACGTTAGAAAGAGGTTCAGGCAAATGGCACATCATGCATATATTTGACAGCCTTAACCACAAGTCATAATCTTCAGTACACCCTATGAACCCGCTACTAGCTGGGCCGTGCAAATTGCTATCATAGAACTCTTCGTTATCTAACAAAACTTGTGACAAATATTTTTTCTTTATTAGACCTGCGCTATGCACTATACATTGTCGCTCTATTTCAAACTTAGAGTATGGATACTTATATTCGTATTTTTTATAGTTATTATATCCATATGTTTTATGTATAATATAGTCAGAATATGTTACACCAACCTCATCGTATTCAATTAGTTTAGCGACCTGCTTACTCACTTTATCTTCACTATAGGTGTCGTCAGCGTCAAGAATAGCGAACACATCTGCCCACTGCCAAGCTTCCCATATCGCTACGTTTCTAGCTGTGCTAGCACCCGAATTATTTATATGGTAACACCACAGGTTCAAGTCACTACACTGAAATAGCTTCATCTCTCCGTTGTAATATGGCTTTGTTACCTGATGTGTATCTGTTACAGAGGAAACGTCTTCCCCTGCGTAAGCTAACAACTTTTCATAAGACCCGTCAGAAGAGCCATCATCTATTAAGTAGATACGAAGCTTTCCTTCATAATCTTGCTTGAGCGCACTTTCCACAGCATCCAGAACAAAATCACCATAATTATAATTTGAAATTATTACCGCAACGTTAGGCAGACTCATTTACAAAATCCTCCCAACTGGTGATACTGTCTGGGTCTTCCATCACCATACCCTCTAGCTTGTCCAAGAAGGTCATGACTATTTCCTCTCCAGTTTCAGAGTTTACCAGTTTGCGGTTTCCGTCCAAAAATTTATACATCGCCGTTTGAAATATCATTCCGTTGAAATCATCATATGGTTTTACTAGGACGAGTCGCCTCATGTCGATATTAATTCTATCGTGCATTTTTTGTAATAGGTCTGTTCTGATCTCTTCACCGCAATTCGTCACATAAGCCCATCCATTTTTTGCGTGTCTAAACGCATCGTCCAATAAGAATATATTTTTATCTTTTACTAGCGTTTGAACTATATGAAATTCTGTTTCATCAAAATCAAATTTGCTTCTAAGTAGATCATGTATGTCTTCATTGTGCTCAACCTTTGGGTTTATTACAACTACATATCTAGCACGACCAAAATCTTGATTTTCTATGCCGTCAAGGGTTTTTATTAGACCGTCGAGATTTAGGTAATCTTCTTCCAAAAACAAGAAGAACCCTAATCTGGGACAAGTCTCTCTCATGACTGTCGTATGCAAGTCTGATTTTTCTTCTTCATCTAAAACAAGCAGCCACTCTTCAGGTCTATAAGTGTTACAGAATCTGGAAAAGGTGTAATGATACGTGTCATCATCTGTATCTACTAGCAGATCATTCTTTGGGTTAAGTTTTTCGGCTCTGTTTAATTCGCAGCCAGTCTGAGTGTTTTCGGTATAAGTGGCAAAAAGACAGCCTTTACAATTAGTTAACACCTGCATTTGCTATTCTCCTTGATATAATTATGCTTTGCATTGTTTCAGTGTCCAAAGTCTTCTGTTGTATTTTTAATTTGTTTTGTAATAGTATATCAGTAATTGCTTCTGTATTCAGGACACATCCTATAGATGGGCAGTCTTCAAAAAGTATTGTATTTATGTCAGAAAGAGCCATACCTGTTCTACTATATCTGTGAGCTAACAAGTCTATATCTTTTTGATATATAACTAAAGTAGAATTTAATCTCATTTTAGAAACTATTTTGTTTAACACGTATGACAAAGCCTCAAAATTAAAAGCAGATAAAAAGCTATCTACGATGATTTCTGTGGCTTCGTTATCGCCAACAATAGTGTCAAGCCTTTCAATGTCACTAACCCAAACATGGCTTGGAGTGTTAGGGTCGGTATGTGATAGTTTAATCTTCATTATTTTTTATAATTCCTTATAACTTTAAAAAACAAATCATTCCAACTTTTTACGAATCTATTGAGATTGTATTTGTCTTGTATTGTATTCTTAGCGTTTTCTCCTAACTCTCTAGCCTTAGATGGGTTGTCTAGAAGATATTGGCACGATGCGCGTAGTTCGTCTGCAGTATCCGCAAGTAATCCGTTTTTACCATGCTGGATTATTTCTGGGATCATACAATTGTTTGTACTAACGATTGCACATCCGCAGGCCATCGCCTCCATTAACACTGTCGGAACTGGTGAGTGAAGTGAAGTATTTAAGAAGATGGAAGATTTTTTGTATGCATCTCGAAGGTCTTCTATACTTTCAGCAGGTTTGGAAAATCCCGGACTACTGCCAAGAACTTTAGTTGGTAACAGCTTCTCTCCACCTTTGATTATGTCATTCCATAAATGCCATCCACAGCACCAATCTCTGTCCGGCCATTCATTAACCACAGACAGTAAAACATTTTCTCTGTCGAACTCCTGACCAGATTGCCAAAACTCGTGATCTATACCATGCTCTATAAAACCAACATTAGGACCTTTTTGTTTTTCCCATGCTTTTAGATTATATTCTGATATAAAGCTGTCGTGATCGACAGGATATGAATTGAACATGGCTCTTTCTTGCGAAGGATTATACCTGACATCAGGAAGAATGTGCGTATGCCTTAACACTGGAATATTGTATACGCTTTGTAGGTTTTTCGCAAACTGCAATCTCTCGCAACTAGTATGCGAAAGTATCAAGTCTATCTGCAAATGCCAAGGAATTATATCTATTTCCTCGTAATTATCTGGAATCATACCGTAGTCTGTATTCCATCTTTTCCCATTCTTAATCGAAAAGAAGTTATGTCCAGTTTTGCATAGATTTTGTTCATATCTTTCATGTGTGCAGAAAGTCAATATGTTTAATTTGTCTGTATCTTTCAATGTTGCCCTACGCACCATAGATTTTATTGAAATTTGATTGGCCTGACTAGACATACAGTAACTCCTTTAATTTCTGCCCAACTACTTCGTTACTATAATTTTTAGCCTTTAACTTAGCTTTTGCACATGTTTCTTCATATTTTTTAGGATTGTTTTTATGTGTTTCATAAGCGACCCTCATTGCCGATGCCAAGTGTTCTATACTGGGCTCCATCCATTTTGTGTGAGATGTGTACATGGATTGTAATGAATCTAAAGACCCATAACACGGAACCGCAGAAGATTCAACTCCCCAACCGTGACAGAAGTCATCCATTCCCGTACCGCTTGTGTATATAACAGGCATGCCAATCGCCATAGACTCTAGTGCCGGAATACACCATGCTTCACCAAAACTAGGCATAACAAAGCAGTGACATTTCGACATCAGCGATAGAAGATGTCTTTCTTCTAAATGCCCAGATATTGCCACTTCGTCTTTATACTCGGCTCTTATCTTGAGAGAAGATCTGACCTGATGTGACAGTTTCTTAAATTCAGCAAGGGCTCCGTCGTTTGTATGGCCAGACTTGCTTATCTTCATCATTAAATTTACCGGCTCGGATGGATGAAACTCGGTATGAAATGCTCTCAGTAATCCCTCAATATTTTTTCTACTGACCATTTCTCCAACAAAACAAAAGTTGAAGCATCCATCTAGCTCTGGAGCGCTTGCACAATCTTCTACATTATTATACTTAGATATATCAAGAGAATGTGGAGCAATTCTTATTGGCACTTTAACTCCACTTTTATGACACGCTGAAACCATTTGCGAATTTGGAACCCAAATTTCGTCCATAAGGTTTGCATGTTTTTGCCACATAGTTTCGGTAAAGGTGACAGTCTCAGTAACAAAAAAACCTATATTTTTTATATTGGAATTGTAGCTGTATAAGTGGGGAAGCGTGTGATAGATGCATACTTCACAGTCTTGTTCACTCTTCTGCTCTAGTTCGGATATAACAGGATGCACATCTTCATGAGAATTATTGTGAGTGATAGCCCTTGGAACTACATTAACTCCAGCAGAGTGTAACGCCAAAATATTATTTAGAGACGCATAACCCCATCCAGTCCTATCTTTATAATTACCTATATAAAGTGTTTTCATTTCTAAGCCTCTTAATTCTGATCTTTTCCCATTCATTATGGGTCTTTCTCATTTGAACCATGTATTTATAAGCTTCTTCTACATTGAATGTATTCCAAGCTCGGATATCTCCTGCGGTATGAGACTCATTGAAATAGAAATCTACATTAGTATTAGCAAGCGTACATTTATACAGCAGGTCTTTAAGTGTTCTTTTCCATTGGAAGTTACCCACCCATTCAGGTTTTTTCAGTACCGAACTAAACAGGAAGTTTACCTGCTCCTTAACTGAAAGACCACTAGGTATACTTTTAGCGGGCTCGAATATTCTAGGTGGAGAGTACCAAGTATGAGCTGGGTCTTTTGTTGGAGCTGAGGCAAAGTAGTTCGCCCATATGTCGGCAGTTTTATCCCAACTGTATCTACTAAGAGTGCGTTGTCTCATCCCAAAGCCCATTTGCTTTAGCTGCTCTTTTCGCATACTGTAAAGCTCTACCAGCTTGCACAGGGTGAAATCTCCGTCTGGCACCGCCCTCTTGCACCCAGTCTCGCATTCTGTTAGTAATGTTAAGGCTGGTATTTTTATGGCTTGAATATTGTCTCCAACAGAATCCATCGCTGAATAAGCGACAGTCATAACAGGAACTCCAGACTGACTAGCTTCTAACTGTGGCATCCCAAAACCTTCACTATTCGCGTATTGTATATATACATCAAATAGATTGTAGATCTTTGCTAGGTCTTCTTCTTCTATCTTGTTGTTGACGCCAACTAGCTCACTTTTGAATGAGTTGCAGTTACGACAATGATTAAAGGTGTCCTGAAAAAATCTAGGTTCTATATGTCCACACTGTTTACATTTATACGTGAACAATACTCGATTGGTTAGGTCATATTCCTGTAGAAGGTCTGGGATTTCCCATCCTACATCAGGAAAATAAGTATGGCAATAGAGGAATGCGTTGGTGGACTTTGAAACATCCAAAAATTCTCTGAAGACTTTAAACAATTCAGGGTACATTTTCCTACGCTGATTTCTCATAACTGTTCCAACTATGAAGGAGTCGCTCGTCAAGCCGAAACTTTCTTTATGCTTTTCTTTGTCGAGTACAGGGGTAAAGTTTTGACTGGCGCAGGGCGAGGCAACGTCTACAAAGTTTATATCTTTGCACTGTCCGGTAAGCACATCTCTACCAAATTCAGAATAAGCGAACACCGCATCTGCAGAAACAAACGTATCCATCCACTGTTTGTTTTGTGGATAAGCATCTACGGTCGGCATGATTGCCCAAGTAAAGAAGTCCCTAAAGGTTGACCTTTGTTGGAACTCAAACATCCACCAATCTCGGATATCCATAACAAAATCAGGCTGAAATTCCAACAGCACATTATTAAATGTAAACTCTCCAAACTCAAATGTCGGAGAGCTTTTGTATTCATTCCACTCAGGACTATCACTGCTAGGCTTATTGGGATAAATCTTCCACGGGCCTTTGGCGTTCGTTTTCACTGATTTGTTATCAGCATAACAAGCGAGTTCAGCTACTTCAAACCTTGGGTCTGCATGGAGTCTAGATAACAACTCTTTTGTGTACACTGAGTAGCCTGTGGGAAGATAGTGCGCTTCTGTGCAAAAAAGTATCTTTTTACGTGTCATATCTTTGTATCTTTCCAACTCCAGAATAAAATAGGTGGTAATATTCTTTCTTACTAATAGAAAGTGTTGAACAAATTTCTTTTCTAGTAAAACCCTGAGACTTCATATCTAAAATGAAAGACTCAAGTGGTAGCATTCTTTTTTTACATCCGGCGAGTATATTTTTGAAATCTTCTACGTGACTTTTGTCGTTGTGACTTATGGTTATGCTAGAATTAGTAATATTATTGTTTTGCCATCGTAGCTCTTTCCTGAGAAATCTATTAAGGTGATTCTTTACACATGAAAAAACATAAGGTTTCAGACTTCCAATATTTTCATCAAAACTACTGATCGCCTTGAAGTAACCTACAAATGCAACCTGAAGCAAGTCTTCAAACTCAAAAGATTTTGCGTGCCCACCGAATTGAACCACTAGAGATATTATAATGTCAAAGTGCTCGTCTATTGAAGCGGTATCACTCTGTCTCATTATTTCCTCTGTCTTTAAAGACTCTAAAATTTTGGACTCTGAAAGAGACCTTTTGTCTCGGTTGATCGTTTGAATCATTCCATTTTTCCTGTCTAGCTGTGGCATGAACAGCAATCATATCGCCCTTCTTGCACAGTTTATGTATAGTAAGTGCACCACTATCCCAAGCGGTGAAATCAAAAAAATCAACACGCTTGACTTTGTTGCCGTTTTTATCTTTTCTGTGCTCTTCTATTGCGAGCGAAAAGGTTGCAAGCTTTGTGCTTCCAACATCTTTGATTGTCGGGTCAGATGTCAATCTTCCCACGAAGTTACAATTATTCATTAATAATACTCCAAATACACTATATATTAACTACAAGCTACGCTTGGGACACTTTGTTTATTATTAAACTAGTGTCTTTTTTCTTAGAAACTTGACCCATTACAATGACAGTATTGCCCTCATATAGAAGTTGTTTATTCTCTTCGTAAGCATCTGGGAACACTATCGCAGAATCCAGACATGCTGTCGAATCTTCAACAGACATAAACGCCATTATTTGTCCGGGATTTTTACCGTTCTTAGTTTTATACTCGCGCAAAGCATTAATATGAACAGCAAGATTAACACTCCCCGTTTTACCTTGAGCTATTTCTTTGCATGTAGAATTTACTAAAGAGCTTTCTACCGCATCAGTCTTTGAGTAACTTAGAGCTGTTCCTAAAAACTTTATTTCTAAGTCTGCGATTTGTTCAGGGTGATCATTTAACTCAAAAGGAGGAGACTCTACAACATTTCTCAAATCAAAAACCTTTACAAGTCTGCGAGAGGTAATCTTAAGATTATTTATCATATTATCTAAAGACTCCACAAACGTATGGGTTGGATCATAATTTTCTTCTAGCCATGATCTCTCTCTAGCAGATAAGTCCTTGTAGCTCTTGTATTCATAAAGCATCTGATTTCGATGCATGCGGTTTTTAGTTCCATTGAAGGCTCCAACATTTATTAGAGACTCCATTGAGGTCTTGTTTATCCTAGCGCCCAAATTGAACAATACATCACACCAAGAAAAGTGAGTAAAAGGCTTTTCCAATTTTTCTTCTAATTCTGGTATGGCATCTAATAACTTTACAGTTTCAGAACTGCCAACACCTTTAACATTATTCACCCCGAAATATATCTTCTCATCAGATATAGTGAAGTTATTGAAAAACTTTCCAAGTCTTGGTGGCATAACTTCTATATCGTAAAGTTTGGCATCTGATACCAATTCCCTTACCTCTGTGTGGGGATCTGGTTTTCTATCTGCATGACCTAGATAAGCTTCAAAGAACTCCATCTTGCGGTGTACCTTACAGTATGCGCTTCGGTAAGCATTAACAGCATAAGAAACAGCGTGAGATTTATTAAAAGCATACCTGTTAGACTTTTCAATCCAGCCAAAGATTTCCTCTGCCGCCTCTTTTTCTAATCCACCGACAGAAATAGCCCCTTGAATAAAAGAACCTTTGATCTGATTCATAAGACCAGCTTTCTTTTTGCCAATAGCTTTACGAAGACTGTCTGCTTCTTTAAGATCAAACCCAGCTAACTGTTGAGCGATTTTCATGGACTGCTCCTGATAAACAAGAACACCATAAGTTTCTTTCAAAATTGGTTCAAGGTTTTGATGTAAATACTTAACCTCATCAATGCCAGCTTTACGATCAACATAATGCTGTGTCATTGACTTACCTTCAGTGAAAGCTTTCAGACATCCGGGTCTAATCAAAGAGATTAAAGCAGCTAGCTCTTCAATATTTCTAGGCTGAACTCTTTTGGCCCAAGATCTGCCAAGCTGCGACTCTAACTGAAAGACACCTTTTGTTTGTCCTTCACAAATTAAATCCCAAACATTAGAGTCATTATAATCATCAATATTAAACGTAGAATTCTCCATTCGCAAACGCCTTTTCAAATTTAGTTTTCTGTGAAATGTTCCGCTGGAACTTCAAAAATTTAATCAATATATTAGCCGTGTCTTTAACATCCTGTAACGCATCGTGAGCGTTCTGCTTGCTCTCTTCTGGAAAACCCATATAGTCTCGTAGAAAGTCCATGCTAAGACTCTTGAAATCTTTATTGTTCTCAGTCCAAGAGAAAACCATATCCATCAAGTCCAATTTAAAGATAGGATTGAATACAGTCTGGCGACCTCTTGAGTCGGTAGTCCCGTGCATATCACACATGCGCTGAACGATTGGTAAGTCAAAGCCAATGATATTGTAGCCTGCAGCAATAGGAGCAGTGTAAGAGCTTTTCTTGAAATTAAATTGCATGCAAAAATCTTCAAACTTCTTCCATACAGTCTTTGGTAGCGGAGCTTTTGCCAAAGCTTCTCTGGTCTTACCAGTAATCTTCAATGCCTCTTCTTCTAGAGGATCAAAGCCAGCCTCAATCGCCTTCTTGTCGTCAAGAATAGGTCTAATCTCACTATTGAAAATACCGTTGGGCTGAATTGTTAGCTTACGCCCATGCAAAGCAATAGCTGCAACTTGCGTCGGTTGTGTCTTGTGTGGGTTTCTAGACCCCGTTTCAAAGTCAAAAACAATTATATCTCTGTAATTCATCTTACAACACCTTTCAATTCAACAAATTTATCAACCGCGTCATCAATACTATAAAATAATTTACTGTACAAGTTCTTCTTGTTGTCTGAGTGTACTTGGTAAACTCCATTAGCTTTTCCACGATATTGAGGCAGAAAGTGTCTCAAGTCACAAAGACTAACATTTCTATACTCAATAGCGCAACCAGAAAAAATAACAGATTTATAATCTTCTTTAGTGCTCATCTTTAATCTCCATAATTTTGCTTAGTAGGTCGATACCTAAAATATCAAATTTAACGTGTCCTTGATCTTCAAGGTCTCCCATTTCAAATCCAGCCACAAGGTTCTTGTGTCTATCTTGAACCATAGGACAAACCTCTCTCAATTTATTAGCGGATATAATAACTCCCGCAGCATGTTTGCCCTGTGATTTAATTGTACCCTCGATGTCAATAGCTTGCTCAAAAATTTCTGCCAAAGGCCCGATTAAATCTCCTTCTTGATTAACCTTACACCATTTCCCTAGATCGCTAGGCTGATAAGTAAGTGTCCATTTTATCAGTGATTTTTCACCACTTTCTTCAATTAGGTCAGATACATCAGCCTCATTGGGAATATTCTTTGTTATGTCATTCATCTCAGCGAAAGAGACAGCATTTGTAATACGCATTATTTCTTTTAGTGCTGCGCGCCCCTGTAACTTATTAAAGGTTAACATCTGAGACACATTATCTTCTCCATACTTTGATTTAATATATGTAATGACTTCATCTCTCTTTTCCGCTGGAACATCAACATCAATATCAGGTAAGGACACATGATCTTCAGTGTTACGTCCTGCGTTATAAAATCTTTCAAAAATCAAATCGTATTCAATGGGATCAATTTCTGTAATCCCAATCAAATAAGAAATCAAACATCCTGCAGCAGAACCTCTTCCGGGGCCCGGCAGCCAACCTTGCTCTCTAACATGGTTTACAATGTCCTGCACGATTAGAAAATATCCAGATAGATCTGCGTCAAAAATAACATCCATCTCATTCTTAATTCTGTCAAGATACTCTTGCTTCTTATCTTCGTTGTCAACCTTGCCGGTTTCAGCAAGTAGACTACGCCACCCATCTCTACATAACTGTTTTAAATATTCATCTTCAGTATAGTCGTCAGGACAGTCAAATTTAGGAAGCATTGGCTTACCTAAAATATCATACTCTTCACATTGTTCAGAAACCTCAAATGCTTTTGTTATAACATCCTCAGTATATTGGTTTGACGCCTCTTCTGGCGAGATCATATAATACTTATCTGAACTAAAAAAGCCTTTTAATTTTTTGAAACCATCTTGCTTGAGCCTATCTTTAACTTTGCCCATTGTGGTTTTCATCCCAGAACAAAGAAGTATTCGATGCAATTCTGCATCCTTTGTATCAGCATAATAGCTAGGCTGCTGCTTCAGGTCATCAATACATATTAGATTCTCGCTATGAGACTTTAAAAGCTTGTTGACAACATCATCACTGTAAGAGTTTTTCTTAGAAACTAAGTCAATAAGATCAAACCAACCCTGTTTGTTCTTGGCTAATAGTGTCATTGGCTTATGACTTTCAAACTCAAACGTGCAACCAATAATAGGTTTGATGTCATTTTTCTTGCAAGTTTTATAAAAGGCGACAGCACCAGAAATAGTATTTATATCTGTAATCGCACAAGATTTGTAGCCAAACTTCTTACACTTGGCTACAAGTTGTTCAGGTTTTGAGTAACCTCTTTGCAGACTAAAGTGAGTTTTATTATTTAGTGGAATCCAATTCATGACAATCCTTAAATTTATTCAATTCTGAAATAGCAACATTATGACAATCTGCTCTAACAACAAAGCCATTGGAGGGATCTTTTTGGCCCTTTGTTAGCTTGCGAGCTTTCTTAAAATAATCATCGTGAGTCAACCAACCCAAGACCCACGCTTTTCCCCACCTTTTGTTTTTGTTTTCAATCCTAACAAACACATACCGGTCGCACTTTTGCTTTGTATTAAAGTTGGCGACTGAGCAATCGTAATAAGGTTTAGGTGGAGAAGTACATCTCTTTGTTTTTACATCATACTTAGTTCCATCTTGTGCAACCAAGTCATAATCATAAGTGTTATTAATTGTACCATCAATAACAACATTCGCAACCTCTTCGCCTAAAAAACCAGCAATATTTCCATCGCCCTTCATGATGGAGTTTTTGATAACTCCCATTTCTCTAGACTTAGCCCATGCTCGTTTCTTCATCTCTTCTGTAATTTTTACTTCAATCACTGTAATCTCCTTAAGCTTCCGCTTCCGTCGTTTTGAAAAAAAATAGCATTCTTATTTCGCTGACTTTTGGGTTTACCACTGTGAAGCTTTATGAGCGGCTCGATCTTGTTTTCTTGGTCTAACTTGTTGCATTCTATACCGTCCTCCCAAATGAAGCTCATTTGCATCATATCGAGAAAATAAGGCTCAAGTCTCTCTAATTGTGCAGGATACCATATCTGCATTATCTTAACCTTTTTCTCGGTATATAGCAGTTCATTTTTATCATCATCAAAATACAACCACCACTTATGTTCATCTAAATTACCAAAAGTTAAATTGTCAAACAGGGGCGTTGGCACTTCGATATATCCTCGCTTGCCTATTCTTGTTAGCTCAGAGATAAACAGTTCAATATCCTGTACATGCTCGGTTATATGACTAGCAATAACAAAGTCAAACTCTTTATCGTTGAACGGAGTTTTGGATGCATCCGATTGTACAAATCTTTTGCCTTCATAGAGACCGCTATGGTCTTTTATGTCTAGTATTGTATTAGCTTCAGGCCAAGCTCTTGAGCCTCCACCAATGTCGGCAATATTCCAATGTGTATTTTCAGCTAGTAGTTTTTTTACGTTTTGTTTTGATGTTCTTTTTATCATCCCGGAGCCTCATAATATCCAACGTCGAAATCTTCTCTTGTGCAGTTTTGTATCGTGTCTAACATGCCGAACTGATCTAAGTGATTACTGACGTGCCTACACATACTCTCATTAGTGCCGGGCCAATCTTTCTTGCAGAAGTCACATAGCTTTTGGCATTTCCAGTGTGCTTGATTCCTAGACAGCATTCTTGGTCTAGTTGTCTTTTTAATTTCCTCAAACCTATCTTTGAGCATACCCAAAAACTTTTGTCTATCACTTTCTTCAAAACAGATGCTAAATGGGCCTCCATCTCTAATGAAGTATATCGACATAATCGCATCTTCATATTGAGGGAAAAGTTTAGAAATTGCATAATGATACAACATTAATTGTGGATCTTTACATAGCTTCTCATAGGTCTTCTCCTCTCCCGTAGCCCAGTTAAGTCGTCGTCCTGTCTTCCAGTCGATAACTTCAATTACACCATCAGATACTTCTGTTACTAAGTCAATAGTTCCTTTAATAGCGAGGCGTCCTTCGACTACGGTTCCGTCAGGCATACTGTATTCGTATTTTGCCCAATCTTCTTCAATAGGAATATCAAATTGAGGCTCGGCGGCTACAATGTTGCGTTTTCTGGGGTCAAAATTTCCATCATCATAAGTCAACGCTTCCCAAGTAGTTTTGTCGCAAAACTTATAGTCAGCATTAGTATAGTGATGAGTGCAGTTAGATGTGTAATGGTCATAGCTACGCTTAAGGATTTCGTTTACAAATTTCTTTGTTCCGAGTTTACGTTTAGTGAACTCGACCTCTCCGATAGCGTCATCCTCAAGCAATAGCTTTTGTCCATCTTGATGCAATTTCTTGCATCCAGCCAAGACTTCCATGACCTTATGCACAACGGTTCCCAATTGAGCCTTCTTGCCCGAAGTAGTTTGATGACCCAAAACATAGGTCATAAAATATTGCATCTGACAATACTCAAAATTATTATAACTAGAACTTCTTATATATGTAACTAACATGTTACTCCTTAATTTTCTGTATGCCACCTAAAAGCTGTGGCTTATTTTGTGGTTCTGGCTCAGGCTCCTCGGGTGTTTCAATAACATTACCAAGCCACCCCCATTCTTCTAGTTTAGAAATTATTTGACCATTAGTTTCAAAGAGGGTAAGATCTTCGTTGTCTATTACAGCATCATAATTTTGTATTGACTCACACTCCGACTCACTTTCGTGTTGATCGTTGTCCACACCTCTTGTAAAATAAATGACTTTACCTCCAGCTCTTTGGATTGCATCTACTTCGTTTTGAAATCTACAATCCGAAACAACCGCAATGAGAGGCTCTTCAAGTCGAATACTTTTAATTGTATGTTCTGTCCAGATTTCAGGATGAATTCTTCTACACACGTTTGTACCAAAGTGCTGCATGAATTCTCTAGCGCTCATCCTGCCTTCATTCTCCCCCTCATATCCGGGCATATCCTCCCATCTAAACCATGTTAGGGTATTTTTTTCCGCATCTGTTCCATAGCACTGAACTTTTTCAAGACCGAAAAGCCCTTGGCAAATTTCTTTAAGTGCTCCAGCAAAAGAATAATGCTTAATGAAAGGCCACATATTTTCAGCAGCCCATAGACCAAACTCTAAGTCGGTTCTGGTTGTGTCAAGAACGCCAAAGCTATTCTTCTCTTCTTCTTCATCGTCAGATGAAGTAGTATTAACCAGAAGTCTACCCTCATCGTCTATTGAAAAATCTTTTATAAGATTGTATGAACGCATCTGATAGCCATGCAAAAAGTTGCATGCTGAATTTTTACCGGATTGCTTTCTACCAGCAAAAGCTAAAATTCTTGTCATTTATAGGACTCCCTCTAACTTATTAATAATTTGGTTTTGTATTTCTTCAACCGTCATATCGCCAACATCTTTCTGGTCAATTTCTGGTCTGTAATAATTGAATCTTCTTCCACATCTCTTTAGTATTTGCTTTGCTGCCTTTTGTCCAGCCTCGTCGTAGTCTGTAAGTATTACTACGTTTCTTGCCCCGCTTCTTTCTATTAAGATTAATTGATCCTCACTGAGACTAGCGCCGAAAATGCCCACCGTGTTAGTTACTCCGGCCTCGTGCATGCGCCATACATCACCTTGGCCTTCAACTAGAACAATAGTGCCTTTTTTCATTATATCATCTTTGGCAACATTATACCCATACAAATATGAACTTTTCTTGAACCCTTTACTATGTAACCATTTTGGTTTCATGTTCTGATAAACAGCTCTACCTATACATGCTACATATTTATTGTTTTCGTCATAAATCGGAACCACAACACGGCCAGACATTGGCTTGCCCTTACCTACACACATACCAATATCAAATTTCTCTAGAGTCTCTGGCTTATATCCTCGATCAATATAATATTTGGACGGTATGTCAAGCTTGTCAACTACTGCCTTCCTCTCTACGGATTGTTCGTGCCGCACTGGTTCCCTTTGGAAAACCTCAAGTATCTTCACAACACTATAGTTTTCTACGGGCTGTTCAAATTCTATAGTGTCTGGATCTAACCCTAAGAACTTACTACAAAAATAGAACGTTTCTAACACTCCTACCTCTCTAGCTTTTCTGTTTGTTAATACTCCTCGCACAAAACCAAAAGTATTCTTTCCATAATCTTCATGACAATTGGCAGTCCAGCAATTCCAGTTACCTTTAGAGCTTACCCCGTCTGTAAATATAGAGCATCCTTCGGGATTATCGCCTCCATGAATTGGACACGCAAATGCCAATCTATTCGGATATTCAATGTAATCAATTTCAAAGTATTTTAGCAAGTCTTCAACTCTAGTCGAGAGCTGATTAGACACTGCTAAGATCTGTTGATTCGTTAGTCGTTTGTTCAAAACCATCGTCCTTAATTTTACTTGTTTTATGGGCTTCATTTCTTGTTTGCCCTTCCACAAGTTTACCAAATTTACCAAACATATTCATATTTATATAGTCTCCGTCGTCTAGTCCGGCTCCATGACGAGCTACAATCGGCACTAGTTTTCTATTGCCATGATCTTCACCATCATCCGCCATCTCTTCATCTGACTTCATCTTAAATATTGTGAAGCTGGTACATAACCATATAAGCCTATCAGATCCACTGACGACATCTGTAGACTCCTTAGTGATACCATCTCTATTTAGTTGCACAAAACTCAAACAGGGCACATCATGCTTCACGCAGAAGTTATGTAGTTGTGTGATTTGAAAGCCCAACACCTGAAACTCCTGCATAGAATTAGAGATACTAGCGGAGTTCATTAATTTCAAATAGTCATAAATAATAATACAATCATTTGTTCTGCCATTTTCATCAAACCCAACTTCTTGATGAATCCATTTTCTCATAATCGCAAGTATATTTTCAAAAGGCTGGCCAGCAATACTAACATAATGATATGGAATATTCTGAAGCTCTTCAGCGGCTTTCTCGACTTTCTCAATGTCTAGATCATTGTTAGCGAACTTTCCGCTCGCCAGTTTGTTTATCTCAACACCACTGACATTCGCAAGCATGCGATTAAGATGATCTTCTTTAGACATTTCTGTATCAAGCATCAAGACTGGTATGTCTAGATTTCTGGAGACGTGCATAGCTACAGCATCACCAAACATTGATTTACCGACTTTAGGTCTTGCCGCAACAAGATCTACACACTTTCTACGGACTCCTCCGCCGATAGCCTCATCGAAACGAGGAAAACCAGTACTGATGCCCAACATTTCATTTTGATTCTCTTTTAAGAACTCAACATATTCGCTGACATCTTCACCAATGA